TCAACGTCGCGCTGTCTGGTACAGTCGATGGCGGTCTCACACCCGGCGTTACTATGTTGGCTGGTCCGTCTAAGCACTTTAAGACGGGTTTTGCTTTGTTGTTGGCTTCCTCTTTTCTAAAGAAGTACAAAGATGGCGTTATCCTTTTTTATGATAGTGAGTTTGGTACTCCTCAGTCTTATTTTCAAACGTTTGGTATTCCTTTTGATAGTGTTGTTCATACTCCCGTTACTGACGTAGAAGAACTTAAGTTTGACATCATGAGTCAACTTAAGAACATCGAGCGTGGTGAACACGTGATGATCGTGATCGACTCTATCGGTAACATCGCTTCTAAGAAAGAAGTAGACGATGCGCTTGAAGGCAAGTCAGTAGCTGATATGTCACGCGCTAAGCAGTTGAAGTCGTTGTTCCGTATGATTACGCCTCACCTGTCTCTTAAAGACATCCCTATGGCTGTCATCAATCATACGTACAAAGAGATCGCGATGTATCCTAAAGACATCGTATCTGGTGGAACTGGTTCTTATTATGGTGCAGACAATATTTGGATTCTTGGTCGTCAGCAAGACAAAGATGCAGACGGCATTCAGGGTTATCACTTCGTTATTAACGTCGAGAAGTCGCGTTACGTTAAAGAGAAGTCAAAAATACCTATTACAATTAGCTTCGAGGGTGGCATTAATCGTTGGTCTGGCTTGCTTGATGTGGCACTTGAGGGAGCCTACATCGTCAAACCAAAAGCCGGATGGTATGCTCTTGTCGACAGGGATACTGGAGAAGTAAAGCAACCGTCTATGCGTGCATCTGATATCGTAGACAACAAAGAGTTCTGGATGAATATGTTCCAAGAGACTGACTTTGCAAAGTACATCGAAGCAAAGTATCGTATGGCTACTGGCTCTATTATGGAAGAAACCGATGAGTAAAATTATTGACACTTACGTTTCAGACGATAAGACTAAGAAAGCAGAAATAGTTCTCAATCGAGACGAGACTTTCTCTGTAAGTTTTTATAGAGACGACGTATTGGTAGAGACTCGAAAATATCCTGAAAACTCGATATATTATGCCGAACAAGTTGCAGAAAACTATGTCATTGGTATATTGGATGTGTTATAATGTATCATAAACAGCCGAGTTCCGTTAAGTATGATTATAGTCAGGAGAAGAAATGTCCATTGAAAACACAATTTTCGCCAATTTGGTCTTCAATGAAGAGTATGCTCGTAAGACTATTCCGTTTCTTAAAGTAGATTATTTTGCAAATCATGCAGATCGTTGTCTCTTTGAACTCATCAGCGATTATGTAAATAAGTATAATGCTTTTCCATCCAAAGAAGCATTGGCTATCGATCTGTCTAATAAGTCTGGTGTAAGCGAACAGATCTTCAAAGAAGCCGTCGGTAAGATCGAGTCTTTGTCTAAAGACGATAATACACAACTCGATTGGCTTGTAGATCAGACTGAAAAGTTTTGTCAAGACAAAGCTGTCTATAACGCGATCATGAAATCCATTCAGATCTTAGACGATAAGACTGGAGCCAAGGGCGCTGGTGCTATTCCACAGATCTTGTCTGATGCATTGGCTGTATCTTTCGACACTCATATCGGTCACGACTTTATCGAAGATTCGGATGAACGATTTGAGTTCTATCACACTAAAGAAGTTCGTATTCCCTTCGATCTCGACTTCTTTAATAAGATCACACAGGGTGGTCTACCACGCAAGACTTTGAATATATGTCTTGCTGGTACTGGTGTTGGTAAGTCTTTGTTTATGTGTCATGCTGCTGCAAGCAACATGATGGCAGGATATAATGTTTTGTATGTCACTATGGAAATGGCAGAAGAACGTATCTCTGAACGTATCGATGCTAATCTGTTGGATGTACCACTAGATCAGTTGAAAGTGATTCCCAAAGACATCTACGAAAAGAAGATGAATAAGCTTCGCGAGAAAGTCAAGGGTAAACTGATCGTCAAAGAATATCCGACCGCATGTGCTGGTTCTGCAAACTTTCGTCATCTTTTAAACGAGCTAAAGTTAAAAAAGAAGTTCGTACCCGACATCATCTATATCGATTATCTAAACATCTGTATGTCTTCAAGGATTAAGCATGGAGCCCAAGTCAATTCTTATACCCTTATCAAGGCAATCGCAGAAGAGCTCAGAGGGTTGGCAGTCGAGTTCAATGTACCTGTCGTCTCTGCGACTCAAACAACTCGAAGCGGATATTCGAGCAGCGACTTGGAGTTGGGAGATACGTCAGAATCTTTTGGACTCCCAGCCACAGCTGATTTTATGTTTGGTATCTCCACGTCCGAAAAACTTGATGAACTCGGTCAGATCTTGGTTAAACAGCTCAAGAACCGCTATGGTGATCCTGGGATTAACCGTAGGTTCGTTGTTGGTATTGATCGTGCAAAAATGCGACTTTACGATTGCGAACAATCTGCTCAGGATGATCTTTTAGATGGTTCTGAATCGAAATCAGTTTTTGATAATAGTAAATTTGACGACGAAGATACAGAACGTAATAAGAAGGTAAGTAAGTTCGACAAAGCTAAGTTTGCGGGGTTCAAGTGAGAGATATTTTTGTAATCAGTGACACCCACTTCGGGCATGAGAACATTCTCAAGTTCGTTGATGATAAGGAACAGCCTCTTCGTGTATTCCATGACGTTCATCATATGAACGAGCATATGGTTGAGTGCTGGAACAAAACTGTCAAGGATAATGACATCGTCTATCACCTTGGCGACGTTTACTTCGGTAAGGGTTATGAGATGCTTTCTCGACTGCGTGGTCGTAAGCGACTGATATTGGGTAACCACGATGATGGTAAGTCTAAGTACCTACAGGAAACGTTCGGAAAGATCCTGATGTGGAGGGAGTTCAAAGAGTTCGATTGCATTCTAACTCACGTTCCTATCCACGAAAGTTCGTTATACAAGCGTAAGTATAATCTACACGGTCATGTTCATAAAGGCAGCCATCGTGGATTGATTGAAGATGAACGCTATGTAAACTGTTGCGTTGAAGTTCGTGATTATATGCCTGTTGCTATTGAGGAGCTAGTGAAATGAGTATGAATAGACGTGACATCTTTAGAATGATTCCAAAAGGTGCGGCAGCTGCAGCAATGGCTGGTGCGGTGGCAACTGAAGTTGTTAATGAAGCAGCAGCACAACCTGTTGTTGAAGAGGTAAAGAAGAGCAAACCACCAGAGAAGGTATCGTTCAGCATTCAGCAGCAAGGCGAGTTGTGGTTGCGTAATACTAATGGCGAATGGAAGAAGGTCGTTATTGATCCTAAGCCACGTGAAGTTGATACGCCGCGAGACTATGGACCTAACGGTGCAATAAGCAGCGCAAGTTCTGGTTCATATCTGGCGTCAGGATTTAATGGACCTTATTGGATGGATAATCGTGGTATGACTTCAACTCTATCAGTTAGCTCAATAGTAAACATTACTGGTAATGGCGAACAGAAGGTTGGCTTCGGCGTCAATGATGAGGGCGAGTTGTGGTTGCGTAATACTAATGGCGAATGGAAGAAGGTCGTTACTGAATGAATTATAAAACAGTAGCAGTTGACTCTAAGTTTGAAGTCCATGAAACAAAGACAAAGCAAGTGATTACTTCGTTTAAAAATCAGGATGAAGCTAAGAAACTAATGCGTCATCTGAATCTAGGTGGTGGATTCGATGGTCTTACACCGACTTTTTTTATAAAAAATACGAAAAAAGTCGGTGTCGTGGTATAAATAGGATCAAATGAATGTGTATGTGCTGCAGCACAAGAGGCTCGTAGTTTAAGATATTTAAAGTATAGGAATAGTCGGGAGTAATGGTGGGGTTCCACCCGATCACATTCGTTTGAAGAGAGTGGGGAGATGGCTTGGGTCATCTCCCTTTTTTATTATATAAATACATAAAACATTCGGAGTTCTTATGATTTCATTCTCTCATTATATCGCTGAAGCTAAAAATAATTCAGCGGCCGCAGAAGCCAGTGGTTCTAATACAGCTCTTGGTGCAGCCTATGAGACTGCAACGGCATTGAGACTACATGCATTGACTGGTTCTTCCAAAAATAAAAACAAAGATCATCTAGCTCGTATCAAAGCTATGGAAGATCTTCATAAACAGTCTATGAAAGCATTGTCACCGGAAAAGAGAAAGCAAGTACTAGAATATGCTAATAACTCTGCGACTGCTTATCTTGAAAGTTTGAAAAAGAATCATAAGATCAATCCAGCCGATATCGCTGAAGTACATCATACCTATGCAGGTATCGATAGTTTATTGGGTAAAAAAGTTGATCGTGCTGGTAATCCACACGACATAGTTATTAAAACTAAATCGGGTCAACTACACGGAGCTTCATTAAAGTTTAAGCCCGGTACTCTAAGTAACTCGACTACGAATACTTTTGATCAAGCTTCTAATGCAGCTGGTATCAAGACAGACATCACTGGTATATGGAACGCTGCTAAAAAGAAAGCCGGACTTGCTGGCCTTTCAGGTAAAGAAATCAAAGCGCGTAGAGACGATCCAAAAGTTTTAGCTGCTAATAAAGCAGCACAGACTGCAGCTGCTAAACATCATGCTGAAGCGTTCAATGCAGCTAAACCAGCACAAAAGAAAATGATGTTACAAAGTCTGATGAAGACTTCACCAGATCTTGATTACGACTATGTAGTTGGTTCTAAAAAGACATCAGAACCGATCATGCAAAAGAAGCATACACAGTTAGTCAATAATGCAAAAGATTTTACTGCACAGCATACACCGGGTGGTGTAGTTCATATATACGATCAGGCTGGCAATCATGTGATGTCGTACGAACACAGACCGACTCATGGTGCATTCTCTTCTATTCAAGTCAATGGTAAGTTGGGCACCGGTAAACCAGCAGGTCCTACTAGTGCAGACAAAAATAATGCTAAGAAACAAATAGATGCAATTCGAAAAGCTCCAGTTAAAAATCCTAGAGTAGGTAACGTTCAAATAGCTGCACCTAAAAAACCAGCTAAACCTCCTGCACCTACACCCATGCCATCATCACGCATGAAAATAAAGAATATGGTTGACTAATAATGATTAGATTGCAAGCGTTCATCGTAGAATCTTTAGACGTCGAGAAATTAAAACATCTCGAACACGCTGAAGATCATATCATTCATGGCGGTCACGAAGGTGTATCGCACGCTCACGATACGATGATGGATGTAATTAAAGTTCTTGAGGGTAAACCTACTAAGACTAAAATCACTACTAAGTATGACGGAGCTCCATCTATCGTTTTCGGTATCAATCCAGAAAACGGTAAGTTCTTCGTTGCTTCTAAGTCTGCATTCAATAAGAATCCAAAACTTAACTACACGATGGAAGACATCGAGAAGAATCACGGACATGCTCCGGGTCTCGTAGCTAAGTTAAAAGAAGCATTGACCGAATTACCGAAGATTATGCCTAAAAATGGTGGTGTATATCAGGGCGACTTGATGTACACAGCATCTGACATCAAGGATGACGGTAATTCATATAGCTTCACACCGAACACGATCACTTATCATGCAGCTAAGGGTTCTGCTCAGGGTCGCAGCGTAGCGAACGCTAAGTTGGGTCTAGTCGTTCATACTAAGTATGTCGGCAAGAAACTAGACGACATGAAAGCTTCGTTCGATGTAGATCAGGGTGCATTCAAGACAGATCCTGACGTACACATGATTAACCCTGAACTTGGACCGGCTTCTATATCTCCTGTCGAAAAGAAGAAGTTTGAAAAACATATCGAAGCTGCCGAACAACTTTATGCTGGTATGGAACCAGACGTGTTTGATGTTCTAGACGGTCATGATATTACCATGAAGACTTATATCAACGAACTAGTTCGTAAGGGTACATGGAAGTCTGCAAGCGCTGAGGGTTACTTAAACTTTCTGACAGACAGAGCTCGTAAAGAGATCGATAAAGTAAAAACTGAATCATCAAAACAAAAAAAGATGGAACAGTTCGAACTCGTAGCGCAGCACATTAAAAATCACATGAAGCAGTTCAATGCTATATTCAAGCTGCATAGCACTTTACAACAAGCTAAAGATACACTGATCGGTGCATTAGCTCGTGCTGATAACGGTTTTACGACGACTATAGGTGGCGAATCAGTAAAACCCGAAGGTTTCGTAGCTATTAGAAACGGTAGACCGACTAAACTAGTCGATCGTGCAGAGTTCTCACGCTCTAACTTCTTACGTGGATCATTCCAAAAGATGGGTGAACCAGAACCCGAATCTAAAATGCCTAAGAAGCCAATAGTGTTTGCGTTTGGTCGTATGAATCCACCAACTATAGGTCATGGAGCTCTCGTAGATAAAGTCAAAGAACTCGCTAAAGAAAATAAAGCAGAACATCAGATCGTATTGTCTGCATCACAAGACGAAGAGAAAAATCCTCTATCTCCTGAACAAAAACTCAAGCATGCCAAGAGATTCTTTCCAGGTGCTAACATCATCGTCGCTGATAAAGACGCACCTAATTTTCTTAAACAAGCTCAGAGACTGCATCAAGCTGGGCACGATCATCTCATCATGGTCGCTGGTTCTGATCGTGTAGAAGAGTTTAAAAAGACGCTCGAACAATATAACGGTGAGGGTGAGGGTAAACTCTTCAACTTCAAGAAGATCGACGTCGTGTCTGCCGGTGATAGAGATCCAGATGCCGAGGGTGTGACTGGTATGTCAGCATCTAAGATGAGAGCGCATGCACTCAACGGCAAGAAGAAAGAGTTTGCGAAGGGCATACCATCACACGTCAAACCAGAACACGTCGATGAATTATACAACGATGTAAGACAAGCTATGGATGTCAAGATCGATGCTAATACTTCTGGTATCTCTTTAGCTAGATATGCTAAACGCAAAGACAGAATAGGTACGTTAGCTCGTGCTGAAGTAGAGCGTCGTCATAAGATGAAAGATACAGAGAAAGCTATGAAGCAAAGAGCTCGTGCTGCTAAGAGAGCTCTTCCTACACAGATGACACCACCAAGAAAAAAAGTAATTAGACCAAAAGCTATCAAAGAAGATGCTATGACTTCTTCTGGTGGGGATGTACGCGGTCTAGGTTTTGTTACGGGTGATCCGGGTAATCTAGATCAAGACTTTTTACAGACATGGACACAACTCAATATAGCTGATGCCGATACACGAGACAATATATTGAAGGGTGTCGTAAAAGACAATCATACGGATCTACATAAAGATTTACCTAAGCCACAACAAGCTGATCCAAAAAAGAATGCTTTTATTCAAAAGATCATGTCGACATTAAAGGGTAGAAGTTAATATGGATGAGAATCAATTACTAAAGAACTTAGCCAAAGCATTAGGTAATGAAAACCTATTGGAGGAGCTTGAGCAGAAGAAGGCTAAAGAAGCTACACTGCTTGAGAACATGAACAATGCATTAACGAAACTTACAGTTGGTGAAAAGTTAACTGTAGAAAAAGCATTTCAAAAGCCAGTTCCTCTTATAACCGAAGATGTACCTGTTGGTTACACTGCGCCTCCATCAAAAGCTGGCGAACCAAAACCAATACCTCTTGGTGCACAACCATTACCACAACTACCACACAAAGATCTTATAACAAGATCGGTTGATGTTATATCACAAAAAGCACGTGATGAATATATAGCAGCTGTTGATGAGATTCCAAATTCTATTCGAAAAGAATTGGATATTTTAAAGAAAACAGTTACTGACCTTCATCGTTTTGCATCACGTACATCTCAAATGGGTGGCGGTGGTGAAGTTAGATTAGCACGTTTAGACGATGTTAATTACTCAACTATTGGCGATGATCTTTATCTTCGTTACGATGCCGCTTCAAAAATGTTTGTTTTTGATGATCCAGTTTCTAGCCCAAACTTATTGAATGTCGCCTCTAATATTATACC